TGTTTGTTATGACAAAGCAACAGGGGATAACTTCAATGTCCTGTCCCACGGAACCAGAGCAGACAAGCATAATCACATGCTGAACAGAGATACAATTATCGGCAAGAAACTAACAGTTCAGCATTTTGGCTTCACTGACAAAGGCCTACCAAACCTACCAGTAGCTAAATGCTTTAGAGAGGATTTGTAGCAGGGACTCCGTCCCTCGCTGCGCGTTCTTGTTTGGTATAGAATTAAATAGAAAGCAATAGGAGTGCGCACGATGGAAATACGACGATACAGCTTCAGTCCTGTTGAGCACACTGCAACAGAAAACAAGTACGGTAATTACGTCCGATACAGTGATGTGATAAATTTAAGCTTAGAGTATAGTACGGCACAGGCCGCTATTAAGGTTCTCAAAAATGACCGTGACTTACTAGTACAAGAACTGTTTGGTTTACAAGAACGTCTTGAGAGTTTACAACAGTATAGATTTATCAATTAAGGCACTTATTGGGCAATAAACGTAACACTGAAAGCATATCAAGAGGTTTGATGCAGCCTGTCCCCCAGAAATGCATCGTAAATTTTGAAGAAAATCCTTATAGTAGTAGGTTTTTTATTTAGACCCTGTTCCTCATGACGGGTGAGTAACGCTATACGGGTTTTCTTCAAAGTTAATTCAGATAAGGGTTCTGGGTAGTGTGGCCTAGCACACCGTTATGTATTTAAAAAGTTTGTCTCTCTCATGCCCAGAGCCCTTTTCTGAATTAATTTGGGCAAATGCCCAAGGAGAAGTAAAGTGAAGTTAAATCAAACTCAGCGTGGATTCGCTGTTAATAGAGTATTGGCCTTATCAAGCAAAGCTATTAGTAATTTGTATGTGGTTGATCAAAACAGATATTCACAGTATCTGACAGACTTTTCATTCACAGCTAATGAATTATTAGATCTTTGTTTACAAGGGCTTACGCCTAAAGAAGGAACCCTGGCTCACGGCAGAAATAGAAGCACTAATATTAAGCTTTTTTACTCTGAAAGTGAGTTATCTAACCTATTCGATATAAATGCTATTGAAGAGCTTAGGAAAAAGCACTATCCAACACTGCTGGGAAAGGAAGTCTATTTACTCCATAAGCCCAGCATGGAACAAACCTCCACTAGTAGGGCATTTCATTTTAGTGAACTTGCAGCTAAAGCAAACGAAATAGTTGAGCTCAACGAAAGCATCACACAAAAGATGAATATTGCTGATTTTGAAGAGTTCGTAGGGCTTCAAAACAAAGCTGAAAAAGTCTTTGGTCCCAATGGAGAATTTAATGCCTAAACTGACTAATGCTCAAGGGCTGTCAGACAGTATGGCGGTATGGTTAGCTGAGGATTCATACGATCATAATGATGATCCAATGACTATAAGTGCTACTGCACTGCTGAAACCAGTCAAACAGATAGTTCTGGCTTCACGTATGCCTCCAGGGGCTGGAATCAATGATATATCTAACCTCATTGCCTCCCGACTCGGGACAGCCATACACGAAAGCATAGAGCGCTCCTGGTTAAACAACCATGTTCAATCATTGGTTGATCTTGGTTATCCCAAGCGTGCTATTGATCTAGTAAAAATCAATCCTGAACCGGATGAGATTGATGAGGACACGATAGCTGTTTACATGGAGCAACGCTCTACTAAAAAGGTAGGCCCATACACAATTTCAGGCAAGTTCGACTTTGTTGCTAATGGAAGGCTGGAGGATTTTAAAACCACCGGTACCTTCACATACATTAAGCAAACCAATAACCTGAAGTACATTCAGCAGGGCAGTATTTATCGTTGGCTCAACCCAGCTATTATTACTGATGACCACATGGCTATTCAGTTTATCTTTACTGATTGGCAGGCAATGATGGCTAAATCAAGTAGTAACTATCCCAAGACTAGGGTCCTGGAATTAGTTCTGCCTCTGAACTCTGTTGAACAAACACAAGCATTTGTGGAAGCAAAACTAGCTAAAATCGAAAAATCGATGCAGCTGGCTGAGGAAGATATTGATCCTTGTAATGACGAAGAGTTATGGCGTTCAGAACCTAAGTTTAAATACTACAAGGCCGGTAAAGTGTCGCCTAGAAGTACTAAAAACTTTGACAGTATGCTGGATGCTGGAAACTATAAAACTGCTAACGGCGGTAAAGGTTTGATCGTGGAAGTAAAAGGGGAAGTAAAGGCATGTAAGTACTGCCCAGCAGCTCCTATTTGTACGCAAAAGGATCTTTATATAGCTAATGGCACATTAAAACTTTAGGAGGCTTTTATGCCTATTCCAATACTACGCACCATATCAGTAGCTGCCAGTACTGTAGGCATGCTGCAGTCTATTTTGTACTTCTTTACGGGTGATTCTCCTAAGGAGCCAGTTGCTATATTGGCGACTGCTAAGATCCGTAAGAAGCGTGACACCACAAAGCTGACTCAGCGGGATTACGATTTTATTTGTAAAGCTCGTGCAGAATGGGTTGAGCACAATGACAACCTAATATCTAAATCTGAAAGACTGCCCTTGCAGAGGCTAGTTGAGGTTATCAATCTCAATCTAGGCATGGACAAATCTACCAGAGCCTTAGGACGAGTATGGTCAGGTGAAATCAGCAGAGACTCCCTACCAACAGGCGAAAAATACCTTAAGGACCCATCATGAAGAACTTAGACGAGCTTGAATACCACCCTACCTCAGAAAAGGTAGTGGAAGCTCTCTGCAATAAAACTCAAAGTAGCAATCACCAATTCTTCAGGGTGCTTGTAGGCTATTACTTTGCAAAAATTGCCTCAATGATGCGAGCCAAAATAGATACACATGACCGGGGTTTGATCCCTGTAAATATGTACGCTATGAATCTTGCTAGTTCAGGCCAGGGTAAAGGCCATTCTACTAATATTGTAGAAGAGCAGGTCATTAATGGGTTTCGAGAAAGGTTCCTATCAGAAACTTTCCCCACTATGGCCGAAAGAAACATAGCTAGACTAGCAGTGAAGAGAGCTCATAAAAAGAGCTTAACCACTCAGTCGACTGTAGATCCAGATGATGAGCTTATTAAAGTTCAGAAAGAGTTTGATCTATTGGGTGCTTTAGCATTTTCCTTTGACTCAGGTACCACAGCAGCTGTTAAACAGATGCGGCATAAATTACTTATGGCAGGTGCCGGCTCCATGAATATGGAGATTGATGAAATTGGCTCAAATTTGCTGGGTCAGGTTGAAGTGCTTACAGCGTTCCTGGAACTGTTTGATGTTGGTAAAATCAAGCAGAAGCTCATCAAGAATACGACAGATAGTATCCGTAACGAAGAGATTGACGGTAAGACACCTACCAACATGATGTTGTTTGGTACACCGTACAAGCTCCTCAATGGAGGCAGGACAGAGGAAGAACTAATGTCCATGCTAGAGACAGGCTACGCTAGACGTTGTATCTTCGGGTACAGTAGGACACCTCCTGCAAAGTCCAAGCTCACAGCACAACAAGTCTATGCAATGCTGACAGATAAGACAGTCGACACATTTTTGAAAAGTCTATCTGATAAGCTTGAAGACTTGGCTGATCCAATACATTTTGGTAAGAAGCTGTCTTTATCCAAAGATGTAAGCTTGCTCATCATTGAATACAAACTCTATTGTGAGGATATTGCTCACAACTACTCTGATCATGAGGACATCAAAAAAGCTGAGGTGTCTCACCGGTATTTTAAAGCTATGAAGCTTGCCGGCGCCTATGCATTTGTAGATGGCAGTCCAAGTGTGGAAGAAAGCCACATGTATAACGCTATTAAGCTGGTTGAGGAATCTGGTAAAGCATTCAATGAATTGCTGACCAGGGAACGCAACTATGTGAAATTGGCTAATTACATTGCCGGCATAGGCCGGGACGTAACCCATGTAGATTTGGTAGAAGAATTGCCATTCTATAAGGGACCCAGTTCACAGAAAAGTGAACTGATGACATTGGCTATTGCCTACGGCTACACGCATAACATTATTATTAAGAAATTTTTTAATAATGGGATTGAGTTTCTGCGAGGGGAGTCCCTTAAGAAAACCAATCTAAGCAAGGTAGTTGTGTCTTACGGTACTGGTTTAGCTGAAGGCTATCTCAACGAAGAGGTTCCATTCGATCAGCTGCATAACCTAACCCAGGGTGATGGATACCATTGGGTAGCTCACCACCTTACCGATGGCTATCGCAAAGAAGAAAATGCTATCCCGGGCTTCAATCTAGTTGTGATTGATGTGGATGGAGGAGTCAACATGGAGACTGCGAAGATGTTGATGCGGGAGTACAAATTCCTAATGTACACCACGAAGAGACACACTCCTGACAACCACAGATACCGCATGATATTCCCTATCAATTACACGCTCAAGATGGACGCTAAAGACTACAAGGAGTTCATGGCCAACATTTATGAATGGCTACCTTTCGGAGTTGATACAGCAACTAATCAGAGAGCTAGGAAGTGGATGTCACACAACGGAACCCATGAGTATAACGATGGAGTAATGTTGGATGCACTGGAATTTATTCCTAAGACTACCAAAAACGATGAACGTAAAAAGGTCATAAGCGACCAGCAGTCTCTCACTAATGTGGAGAGATGGTTCGTCAATAATACCGGTATGGGAAATAGATCAAACCAGTTAATCAAATATGCTCTGCTCTTGGTAGATTCTGGAATGACTATTGAGGAAGTCAGCAACAACGTATTGGCTTTAAATAATAAGTTGCAAGACAAGATGGGAGAGGCAGAAGTTATGTCCACCATAATGATCTCTGCAGCTAAAGCTATTCAAGCAAGAGAAACTAAATAGGAGAAGCATTATGGTTGCGTTTAACGACAACCTAGTTCTAATAAGTGGGATAAGTGGCTCAGGTAAATCAGCCTCTCTCAGGACTATTAAAAACCCTAAAGGGGTGATGTATCTGAACACTGAGGCTAACAAGAAACTACCTTTCCCAACTCAGTTTGAGTGCTACAACGCTACTGATCCTTTGTACCTAAGGGACGCTATCATAGCTGCGGAAGATATGCCCCACATCCACACTATTGTTGTGGATTCACTGACATTCATGATGGATCGATTCGAGTCCCTATATATTTCAGGTGCTACAGACACCATGAAAGGCTGGGCAGATTACAATCAATTCTTCAAACAGTTGATGCAAGAGACCGTTGCCTCATCAACTAAGAATGTCTACTTTTTGGCGCATACCCTGGCTATATTGAATGAGAATGAAGCAGTCATGGAAGTCAAAGTACCTATCAAGGGTGCTCTGAAGAACAATGGTATTGAAGCGTATTTCTCAACGGTAGTGTCTACAAAGAAAGTAACCATTAAGGAACTAGAAAAGTATAGTTCCCCGCTATTGAATATAACGGAAGAAGAGAGGGAGCTT